AGCGTTAATTGTGAAACTTTCTCTTGCATACAATTATAAACTTTCATAATGTATTTATTATATGTTTTTGATTTACTGGTTACTTTAGTGACGCGTGAATCTACAAAATAACGCGATAATCTATCTTTAATATATTTAGACATAGAATTACCACCATGTCCATCATAAACAGCAAAATAATTCATTTCATTTACGTGTTTCATTTCATTTTCATAATTAAAAACAATATCAATTTCATCTTCATTCGAAGATCGACGTCCTAATAAACTTATTGATTGATGCTTCATTATTATGCAAGTATATTATTTTTTCTTATGTTTTAATTTTAATTTATTATGTAATACTTTTCTAATTACAAATTGAACAGCTATTAAAGATAAAATAAATATTATTCCTTTTTCAAGTGTTGGTTCAATAGATATCATATACATATAAAAATAGAGTAATCCTATAAATATATATCTTTTATGGATATTAATTCGTCTGAAACATTGACGAGACATATTTTTGATATCTCTTTCCATACGTTTTTTATTTGACATTGATAATATAATAATGATATATAAAAAATATTGAATTTTTATTATATAAAATTTATTCAACAATAATATTAATGTCGCATATAACAAAGTTTATAAACGATCCATATGAATTTATAGAAAATACAAAGGTTTCATCCTTGGTTAATTTGGCTAAAAAGGCTGATAAAGCATATTATTCTGGTACTGGTACAGAGCCATTATTGACTGATTTACAATATGATCTATTACGCGATTCTATACGTGAAAAAGATCCTAATCATGAATATCTTAATAATACTGGTGCATCAGTAGAAACAAAGGTTAAGGTCGATTTACCACATCATATGGGTTCAATGTTTAAACCTGTTGCAGCAGAAATAGAGAAATTTATCATTAGATTTAAAAAAAAGTATCCTGGTCCATATATGATATCTAGTAAACTAGATGGTGTTTCGGGATTATTAGAAATCAATTTAGATTCTAGTAATGATAGATTAATGACTAAAGGTCGAAATGATATTGGTACAGATGTTAGCAATTTATTATCAATTATTGATATTAAATATAAATTACTAGGTAAGAAAACAATATATGTTCGTGGTGAAATGATTATGAAAAAAGAAACCTTTGTACAATATAAAGATATTCATTCTAATCCTAGAAATACTGTAGCAGGAGTCATTAATTCAAAAACTATTCCTGAATCTGAAGCATTAGATACTGAATTTATAGCATATGAAATTGTTGAGCCTTGGTTACCATATAATGATCAAATGAAATTATTAAAAAAACTTGGTTTACGCACCGTATATAATGAAATGGTCGATGATTTTGATTTGGATCTTTTAATAGATAAATATAGGAAACATATTAAAAATTCACCTTTTGAATGTGATGGTATAATTATTGCACATAATAATCCTCAATTGAGAGCTACTGAAGGAGATCCAAAGTATGCTTTCGCATTTAAAAACATTGATGATTTGGAAACTAAGGATGTAAAAATTAAGAAAATCATATGGAATATTTCAAAGGATGGATATTATAAACCAGTAATTACTTTTGATACCATAGAATTAGCAGGTGTAAATGTTCATAAGGCAACAGCATTTAATGCAAAGTATATATATGGTAATAATCTTGGACCTGGTGCAATAATAACTATGGTTAGATCTGGTGGAGTGATACCATATATTAAAAATATAGTAAAGGAAGCTAAGAAACCACAAATGCCTTTAACAGAGTATGAATGGAATGCTACCGAAGTAGATATTTTAACATTGGAACATAGTGAGGAACAAAAAGCTAAAGAATTATTAAAATTTTGTTCGACATTGAAAATTAGAGATATAGCAGAATCATCTATCAAACGTTTTATTGATGCAGAAATTGATACAATTGATAAAATAATTTCAATCACAAAGGATGATTTACGAAATGTATCAAGTTTTAAAGTTACGATGGTTAATAAAATTTATAATGCTATACATGAAAAAGTAAATTCAATGACTTTATGTGATTTAATGGTTGCTACAAATATATTTGGTAGAGGATTTGGTAAACGAATTATTGCAAAGATATTAAAAGAACATCCTGATATTATATTCCAATATATAGAAAAAACTAATATTGAATTGATAGATGTAATAAAGAAAATTGAAGGATTTGCTGAAGAACGATCAACACAATTTGTATCTAATATTAAAGCCTTTCTAGATGTAATGGCTAATTTACCTGACGAATTACAGGATCGTATATTATTTAATGTTGATGAGGATGAGGATGAGGATGATGGAATAGAAAATATCATTATAACAAATGATATCAAAGGAAAAAAGTTTGTCTTTTCTGGGAAACGACATCCAGAATGGGAAAAGGTTATTGTTAAAAATGGTGGAGAAAGATCAACATCTGTCACATCAAAATCATATATGCTTGTAGCAGATGCATCAGATATCGAAGAAGGAACGAATAATAAAATCAAATCTGCTATAAAACATGATTGTAGATTATTAAGTAAAGAGGAATTTGTTACAGAATTCATTGAATAAAAATTGATTTATTGATAATTATTATTATATATAATAATACTCAATGAAGTGGTCTATTATTGAATACAAAAAATGGATAAAAAATGGAGCTGTATTAAACAACACAGTTATGATATTAAACATTACATCTTCTAATATTACATCATTAATAGAAGTTAATAATCTTCCAAGATTAAAAATATTACACTGTTCTGATAATCGAATTGTAGACATTGAATGTTTAAATTTACCATTATTGGAGGAATTGTATTGCGGTAATAATCGAATCACAGATATTGAATGCTTATCATTACCTTCGTTACAAATATTAATATGTGCAGATAATCGTATTGTAAATATACAAAAAATAAACACACCATTATTAAAAGAATTACAATGTTTTAATAATCAAATCATAAAAATTCAAGATCTTGATTTACCTTTATTAAAAAAAATTAATTGTACTAGTAATTATATTAAAGTTTGTTCATTACGATACACAAGAAATTTATTATGTATTTATTACAATAACAATCCAATTGAATATATAGCACCAAATTTAAGAAATGCTATTAGAAAATCAATTCAAAACGTTTATTCTGATAAACAAAATGTACACAATCATCATATACAAGAATCCATTACAAAATCAATTCATAATATCATTTCTATTAAACCATCTATTAATAATTTACACAGTTATATTATTAATGATACTATTTTATCAAAATCGTGTAAACAACTATTATTTGAATATATAGATGATAAAACTATACATTCAACCTTAAATATTACATTTGAAGATTTGTTGTTATGCACTTTGTCATTGATAGAAATCAATAAACATAGTACTGATATAAAGTCGATTCTTAATGATGAAATTAATGATTCGTTATGTAAATGCTATACTGGTCGCATGTCTAGATTGATCAATTGTTTAAATGGATATACTGATAAAGTAGAAATTACAATTAGTGATTCGGAACAAATTGGTTATATAATTCAAAGCGTAAAAAATGAATTAGAAATCAATAATGATTATACGGCTGAAAAACATAAAGAATTAGTTAAAAATGAATTATTGGAAAGACAATATGAAACTAATGTTATAAATGAATGGATATCATATATTGAATAAAATCTATTCTATCAAATAATACAATATAATAACAGTTACCACACCATACCAAACAGCAACTGTAGGATCATCAAATAAATTAGTAGGTTGACCAAAACCATCATATTTATCAAGATATTCTAACAATTCAAAACTATTATTTATCATTATTAGGATATTATTATTATATCATTAATTCATTTATACAAAAAACTGAAAAATTCTTTAATTAAAATAATATATACTATGTTATATAATGCTGCAAATTGAAGAATTTAAAGAGGTTATCAATTCCGATTTCGTTAGAAGTGATGCTTTTTTAGACTTACGATCTAGAAAGACTACTTTGAAGACTATGCAATCTAATATTAAAAATGAACCTTTTTTACAAGAAGAGCAACGATTAAGTCTGTTTCCAATTAAACATCATGATATATGGAACCATTATCAAAAACAATTAAGTTCAATGTGGGTACCTAGAGAAATAAGTATGGAAACAGATTCTGTTGATTTTAAACAATTTGATAGTAATACACAGCATTTTATTAAAAATATTTTAGCATTCTTTGCTACTGCAGATGGCTCAGTAATGCTAAATATTGCACAAAATTTTATGAATGATGTAACAAATTTGGAAGCACAAATTTGTTATCAATTTCAAGGTGCTATGGAAGGCATTCATTCAGAAGTTTATTCAAGATTGATTGATGAAATTGTTAAAGATCATGATGAAAAGACTAGATTATATGAAGCTGTTATTACAGTGCCATGTATTCGTGAAAAAAATGCTTGGGGACAAAAGTGGGCATATTCCGGTGCTCCATTTGTTCAAAGAGTAGTTGCTAATGCGATCGTTGAAGGAATCTTCTTTTCAGGTAGTTTTTGTGCCATTTTTTGGATTAAAACACAAAATAAAATGCCTGGATTATGTCAATCCAATGAATTGATTTCACGAGATGAAGGAATGCATTGTGAATATGCATACATTATATATAATAAATTATTGTATAAAATGGATGATGATGAAATTAAAGAAATGGTTTATGATGCAGTTCAATTTGATAAACGATTTATTAATGATTTATTACAATGTAATTTAATAGGTATGAATGCTAATTTAATGGCTCAATATATCGAATATGTTGCAGATGATTTATTAGTTAATCTTGGTCATACAAAACTATTCAATGTACAAAATCCATTTGGTTTTATGAATGCTTTAAAAATGGATATCAAAACTAATTTTTTTGAAACTAGAACAACGAGTTATCAAAAACCAATGACCTATACTGGACCCGTTGAAAATGATGACGATTTTTAGATGCTTGTTGAAAAGCGACAACGATTTTAATTTATTTATATTATTTTTATTTATCTATCAATATAATATAATGAATATATTGGGTAAAAAAGCACCAGCATTAATTGAAAGTAGTATATTGAATGATTTAATAAAACGTAATACTGATATAGTTGTACCAATTCAAAAACCTATATTATCAGGAATAAATTTAATACCTGATAATTTTACACAATTATGTACTTCATTTATTTATAAGTATGGTATTATTGTAATACTTTTATCTATATTACTATATTATTTATGGAATAGATATAATTGGTATAAGCATGTAAAAGTAGAAAATGAATTGAATGTTGAACAAGAAAAAATTAAGAGCATTAAAAAACAAAAACAAATAGATCATAATATTAAATATGCAGATCATGATATTCCTATATTACCCAGACCAACACCTATGTATCATGATAATCCAATGAATGAAGATATTCGTTCTATTTATTTAGATAGATTAGATCCAAAACCTGTAAAGTATATTCCAACAGAAATTTTAACTGGACGCAAAAGTGATAATTATAGTTTAGATAATATATATAATCAACCACAATTTAATATTCAAAATATACAACCATTTAGTGGGGAATCATTTTATGCTATGGCATAAATAATATATTATTATATTGTATAATGATGAAAATAACATTAAAAGATTTAAAATTATTAGCTGATAAATATAAAGTAAGTAAAAGTGGATCAAAAACTAAATTAGCTGATACATTGTGTGGTTTACGTAATACATATCTTTCAAACACAGAAAGAAAACAAATATTACCATTTTGTTCAAATAATAAAAATAAAATTATAATGGAAACTTTTATCAAAAACAAATATCGGAAAAAAATGCCAAAAATATGAATAATATTAAAATTGGAGTTCCACATAATACATGAATTTATTTATTATAATCAATAAAAAATTGATATTTTTATTGATTAAAAAATAACCTATTCTTTATATAATGACATTCGAAACGATTGAAGAAATTAAAGCAACTATTCAACAACTAGTTATTGATACTAATGCATCAAATATTGATGTAGATTTTTTAGCTAATCAAATATTTGTGTCAAAAATTAATAATATTAGTTCAAAAGATTTTCATGATTTATTAATTGCACAATGTGTTATGAAAGCATCATTAGATTATGAGTATGATAGATTTGCTATTTGTATTATGAATTATCAAGATAATATACACACTGCTCAAAATAATATTTTTACATTTCATGAAAAAGTTAATTTTATCAATGAACATATTCCGAATTATTTGTCTGAAGATTATGTTTCATATGTCAATTGTCACAAGGATGTAATAAATTATATCATTGATAGTTATAAAGTTTTACCAAGATTTTTAACTTATTTTGGTTACTTGACTTTGAATAATGCTTATTTAATGAAAGTTGATGGACATTGTATTGAGACACCTATGGATATGTTTATGAGATGTTCTATTGTAGCAAATTATAAAACTGATAAATCGCATGTTTATCAATTGAAAAGAATTCAAGATAATTTTATGATGAATTATCAAGGTTTATTTACTCATGCAACACCAACAATGTATAATGCTGGTACTAAACATGAACAATTGGCGTCCTGTTTCCTTTTGGGAACTGAAGATTCTATTGATGGAATTTACAAAACTATTACTGATTGTGCTAAAATATCGCAAAAATCTGGTGGTATAGGATTTCATTGTTCAAATATTCGTGCAGCAGGCGCAAAAATTCATTCTAGTAATGGAGAATCTAGTGGTATTATTCCAATGCTAAAAGTATTTAGTGATACTGCTGCTTATGTCAATCAAGGTGGTCGTGGATCAAAAAGACCTGGTGCTTTTGTAGCATTTTTAGAACCATGGCATGCAGATATTCGCGAATTTTTAGAAACTGTTTTGTTGAATGGCGAAGAAAAATGGCGTGTGAGAGATTTAAATATTGGCTTATGGATTCCTGATCTGTTTATGAAACAACTAGAAATTAATGGAGATTGGTATTTAATGTGCCCTTCAAAGTGTCCAGGATTAAATGATGTATATGGTGAAGAATTCGAAACATTGTATTGGTCATATGTTGAACAAAATTTATATAATGAGAAAATTAAGGCAACTGAAATTTTTCGTTTTATTTTAGCAGCATTGTCTGACAAAGGAGAACCTTATCTAATGTTTAAAGATACTATTAATAGAAAATCTAATCAAGATAATATTGGTGTAATTAAATCATCGAATTTATGTTGTGAAATTACTGAAGTATCTGATTCTAATTACTATGCTGTATGTAATTTAGCATCTATTGCTGTCAATCGATTTTTAATTGGTGGTAAAATAGATCATGATAAATTACTACGTGTTACAGAACATGTTACTGAAAATTTAAATAATTGTATGGATATTAATGAATATCCTGTACCTGAAGCAGCATTAACTAATTCTGAGAATAGACCTATTGGTATTGGTATTCAAGGTATGGGTGATGTATTACTTGCACTAAAAATACCATATGATTCTAGTGCAGCATTAGATATTGAAGCAGAAATTATGGAAACTATATATTTTGGTGCATTAACAAAATCTAATCAACTCGCTAAAGAATCATCACCATATCAGAACTTTGCAGGATCGAACTTTTCCAAACAAATATTACAATTCGATATGGGATACACTAATCTTAGACCTATGCGTCATGATTGGCAACGATTAAAGTTAGAAATTAGAGATTGGGGTACTATAAATTCTTTACTAACTGCTCTAATGCCGACTGCTTCAACAGCACAAATTTTAGGTAATATGGAAGGTTTTGAACCATTAACATCAAACATATATAGTCGAAAAACATCGTCAGGAAGTTTTACGATTGTAAATAAATATTTAGTAAAAGATTTGAAAGAATTAAATTTATGGAATGAAGAAATGTTACAATTGATCATTCGTGAAAAGGGTTCAATTCAAAATATTCAAAATATTCCTGAAGATATCAGACGATTATATAAAACTGTATGGGAAATAAAACAAAAATGGATTATGGATCATGCTATTGCTAGAGCACCATTCATTGATCAATCACAATCTATGAATTTACATCATGAACAAATTGATCCAGCAAAAATTCAAAAAGGTCTATTTTATGCTTGGAGGAACGGACTTAAAACTGGTTCATATTACACCAGATCTAAACCATCCAGTAATTCTGAACAACAAACAAGTGCAAATAATACTAAACGAATTGTGACATATAATGATGATGTTTGTACTAGTTGTTCAGCTTAGTTGACTTATTTAATTTATTATTTATCGATTTGAATAAATAATCTAATTCTGTATGAGTTTTATGAGTATTGAATATTCTTTCAGCGGGATAATTTATTTCATTCAATAATTTAGTTCTAAATATAGTCAATTTATTGGCATATGAGCGTATATATTCAGAAAATAAACTTTTAGTGTCAATAATTTTTTTAATGGAATTTGAAACAAGATGTTTTAAATTAGCATATCTATTATTTAAATATAGTTCTAAGAACCACAAAGTCCACGCCAAACAAAAACCACCAACATCACCTATTTTACGATTTAAACCTGATGTTTCATTAGATAAATGTTGAAATGATAATGGTTTCATGTAATTAGTTGGTGCATAATATAAAAATGTTGGAAATATTTCCTTAAAATATTCTCTAAAAATATCATCAAAATCAGTGATTTGTTTGGCATTTATAGCACCATATGGTTCAAAATGTATAATATGTTTTCGTTCATGATCTATTATAATACCATTAGCATGATCACAATTATTATTAACTATAGTCACATAAATAAATACTATATCAGATGATTTTTTAAGAATTGGTTTTAAATTTTTAGCATAAAAATAATTATCCTTATTGTGCCAATATATACTCAAATGTTGTAAATTGGGATTTGGTATGTATGATGAAATGTAATTATCAAATACATCATTTATAACAGTATCATAATTATCATCACTAGCTCGTATTAATTCATATTTTTCCTTATTAGATATTAACTTGTTTGGTAATGGCAACTGTAAATTATAATTACGTACAAAATAAATTAAATAAATAAATGCATCGAAATCCGTAGATGTAAATAAACTATAATTGATTTGTGGTTGTTCAATAAAATTTATTTTAGGATTTGGTATAAATTCCTTTCCTAATTGTGATAAACATTTTTCAGATGCATTTTTTAAACATTTTTCAGCATTTAATATTAATTGTTTTTTATCATTATTATCTATTTTTAATGATTTTACATTTTTATCACATATTTGTACTTTATCTAAATTATTTATAAATCCTGTTGCAACAATTTTATATAATAGTTGTTTATTATTTGAATGAATATCTAAATATTGTAAAGGAGTATAACCCAATATATTAGTATAAAATAGATCAATAATTTTAGTATTTAATACTTGTTCATATTCTTTGATTAATTGATGTAAACATAATAAATGTATAACTGTGTTACCATTTAAATTTGGAGAATTAACATTTGTTGTTTTTGTTAAAATTATTTTTTTATTCTCAATAGATATTCTCGAATTCGAAAGAAAACACATATGTGCTACCGACCATTTATATATATCATGAACATTAACATCTATATCATCAAAAGCCAATAATTGTGTTAAAATTTCATTGTTATTATTTCTAATTGATAATATTAAAGCACATGTTGTACCAAAATAATTATAATCCTTTGTATATTTTTTATTTTTCATACAATCGATAATATATTTTGACAGTTCATCATTTTTAACAGTTAATGAACTTATTAAAGGAGTCATTAATTTATTATTACTATTTCCTATACATTCGGGAAAATGTTTGGATAATATATCTAATATTTCTTTATTAAAACCAAATAAACAACCATCAATAATTAATGAAAAAGTATTTATATTTTTTTTGATTGATGATTTGGATAATTTTATTAAATCGTTTAGTACTTTGATAGAATGTTTTGTATTTTTTTCCACATACCATTTTTTCAAAAATACACGAAGAATATAATAATTATCAATTATTATATCAAATCCTATGTATTTTTTATACTTTAATAATTTTTCAATCATTGATAATGATGCATTTTGAATAAATAACAATATAAACCAATCATCATCTAATGGTTCAAAAATATATTTCTTTCCTTCATCATCAACTAATTCAATAAAATCTAATAATATTTGAAAATTATAAAGAGTACATAATATAATAAAAATCTGTTGATTTAATAATTTATAATTTTTATTATCAAGTTTTAGTATTTTTTTCACTATATCTAACTTATTATTGATTAATGCATAATAAAGCAATGATTTATTAGCATGGAATGGTTTACTAATTATTTCTTTAGTTATAATTAATTCATTCCATTTATTTTTTTCGACTGTTTCATAGTTTGTCATTAATTAATAATGTTTCAGAAAAATTTTAGGTAGAAAAAAATTATATCTTAATATTATAAATGTCCAATTGTGATAACAAACCAATTTATTTATTGAAGGATATATCAGCATGTAATTTGATATATAATAGATCAAGTAATATATTACGATTTGAAGATTTAACTACTCCATATTGTTTTAATTTAGGTATAAATACACATTCAACTTGTACAAATAAAGTCATTGAATGTGGCGATCAAGGATTAACTGGACCTACTGGTGATAAGGGACCTACGGGTGATAAGGGACCTACGGGTGATCAAGGCATTCAAGGCATTCAAGGTATTCAAGGTATTCAAGGTTCGTCATGTGGATCAAATACTGGTGGGGCACAAGGACCACAAGGACCACAAGGACCACAAGGACTAAAAGGTGATC